AATTGGGTAATCTGCAATGGCGCTGGCACCATTACGGTCACGCTACCAGCAGCATCAAGCTGGACGGGTCGTGAAGTAATGATTAAAACGATTGCTGCTCAAACAGTGGTGTCGGCATCGAGCAATGTGGTACCGCTGACGGGTGGTGCAGCCGGTACGGCAATCCTTGCAGCAACCGCAGGCAAATGGGCTACTCTGGTATCAGATGGCACCAATTGGGTCATCATGTCAGCAGCATAAGGAGAGAAGCATGAATGCAACTATCGTAGCAGCACTGGCCCGCCACATCTTGACTGCCGCAGCCGGTGGCATGGCCGTGAAGTACGGCGTGGATGGCGGGACGCTTGATGCAATCATCGGCGGCTTTGCAGCATTGGCCGGGGTAGGTTGGTCAATCATGGACAAGAAAAGGGCGCAATAGTGACGATTCAGTACGAGTGGGTGATAGGCCCGTTTGATGTACGATTAGAAGCCGACGGATTGCCAAAAGTTATCTACGGTGTGCATTGGCGGCTTGTCGGCACAGAGGATGGCTTTCAAGCATCTGTATATGGATCGCTTGGTCTGCCGCCGCCGGAATCAGAACACTTCACGCCATTTGAAGAATTGACAAAAGAAATGGTCATTAAATGGGTTGAGTATTATTTGGGCGCTGATAAAATTACCGAGCTTAAGATTGCATTGGCTAACGATATTGATAGGCAACGCAATCCGGTAGATGTCACCATTCAACCTCCGTGGAGTGAGTAATGATTAAGCTGGAACTGTCTGTTGAAGAAGTGCAAATTGCATTGGTTGGTCTGTCAAAGCTTCCCTATGAAGCTGTGGCAGGCTTGATTGACAAGATTAAAAACCAAGCACAACCGCAGGTTCAGCCCGCAGAACAAGCGGCAGAGTAATACAATGGCGATGGGCAGTCCGGCCTGTCCATCGTCTAGCAATCAGCCGTGCCAGTAGTCATTCTCCACTACGATCACGGACTGAATTGTGAAAGAAAACTTCGACAAAGCCTTTGCTCGTCTCCTTGTTCATGAGGGGACTTTCTCAAACCATCCCCAAGATAAAGGCGGTGTCACCATGTACGGCGTCACTCAACGCGTCTGGGAAGAATGGGTCGGGCATCCTGTCGATGAAAAGACCATGCGTAACCTTACGCCAGATATGGTCAAGCCTCTCTACAAGCGCAAGTATTGGGACAAGGTATGCGGCGATGATCTGCCTGCCGGGGTGGATTATTGCGTGTTTGACGCTGCCGTGAATAGCGGCCCCGGTCGTGCGATCAAGTGGCTTCAACAAGCAGTTGGCGCGACACAAGATGGGGCGTTAGGCCCAAAGACGCTTGCCGCTGTCAAAGCAGCAGACCCAAAATTACTGGTCGTTGGATACAACGCCATTCGCCTTGCTTTCTTACAAGACCTCCCGACATGGGGCACGTTCGGTCGCGGCTGGGGACGGCGCGTTGCTGACGTTAAACAAGAAGCAAGCAGCATGGTTGCTTAAGGAGCAGCAAAGTGCCGTTAAAAAAGATTCTACTGACTCCCGGAGTGGTGAAAGAAAACACGCGCTACACCAATGAAGGACGTTGGTATGACTGCGACAAGATTCGCTTCAGACAAGGTACTCCAGAAAAAATCGGCGGATGGTTAAGGTTTTCATCGGCTACGTTTTTGGGCTTATGCCGCAGTTTGTGGAACTGGATTACGTTAGCCAGTCTGGATTTGGTTGGTGTAGGTACGCACTTAAAGTTTTACATTGAGAGTGGCCTACAGTATTACGACATCACTCCAATTCGAGATACGGCAACGCTGACTAACCCATTTACAGCAACCAACGGGTCATCCACGATCACCGTACAAGATGTCGCGCATGGATGTGTGACCGGCGACTATGTGACGTTCTCTGGGGCTACAGGGCTGGGCGGGAATATCACGGCATCGGTGCTAAACAGAGAGTATCAAGTCACGGTGGTATCAGTAGATTCATACACTTTCACCGCGACGGCAACGGCTAATGCAACGGACGCAGCAGGCTCGCCGGGTGGCGGGACGGTAACAGCGGCATACCAAATCAATACCGGGCCAGCGTTCAGCGTGCCCCTTTCTGGTTGGGGTGCTGGGCCGTGGGGCGGTGGATCATGGGGATTAACATCAGCCAACCAAGACCTTCGTCTGTGGAGCCAGTCAAACTTTGGCGAGGACTTGGTATTCAACCCTCGCGGCGGCGGTATTTACTATTGGGATGCAACCGCAGGCTTAACTTCGCGTGGCGTCAATATCAGCACACTTCCCGGTGCATCAGGCACGCCGACTCGCGCAGACTTCATCTTTGTGTCGGATTTCAATAGATTCTTGTTTGCATTCGGAACGACCGATGTAGTGACGTTGGCTTACGATCCAATGTTGATTCGATGGTCAGACCAAGAAAATGCTGCAAGCTGGACGCCTAGTGCAACGAGCCAAGCCGGGGATATTAGGCTTTCTCATGGGTCAGGCATCGTCGGCGCATTGCAAGTCCGTCAGGAAATCATGGTCTGGACGGATGCAGCGCTCTATTCATTGCAATATCTGGGTGCGCCGGAAGTGTGGGGATCGCAACTGCTTGGCGACAACATCTCAATCTGTTCGCAGAACTCGATGATTATGGCCTCGGGTGTGGCCTACTGGATGGGTGTTGATAAGTTTTACAAGTATGACGGACGAGTGCAGACCTTGCGCTGCGACCTCCGGCAATACATTTATCAAGATATCAACACGGCTCAGTATGGTCAAATCTTTTGTGGGACAAACGAAGGATTTAATGAAGTCTGGTGGTTTTATTGTTCCGCAAATTCAACGACGGTAGATAGATACGTTGTGTATAACTACCTTGATGACATTTGGTATCACGGCAATATGGCGCGTACGGCATGGTTGGACAGTGGTCTTAAACCGACGCCGATAGCAGCAACGTACTCAAACAATCTGGTAAGCCACGAAGTAGGCAACGACGATCAAGAAGGCGCGACGGCAGTACCGATTACGGCGTACGTGACTTCGGCAGAGTTTGACTTAGACGACGGCCATAACTTTGCATTTATCTGGCGCATACTTCCTGACATTACGTTCCGTGGGTCAAGCACCGGAAGCCCACAAGTCACCATGTATGTGCTGCCGCTAGACAACAGCGGGTCTGGATACCACGTAGATAATGTATCGGCAAATCAATCGGTTGGCGGAACAAGCTATGCAACGGTAACGCGCGTGGCGACGGTGCCGGTAGAAGAATTTACGGGTCAAGTATATACGCGTGTCCGGTGCAGACAGATGGCATTGAAAGTAGAAAGTACCGGATTGGGTGTGGCATGGCAGTTAGGCGCACCACGTTTTGATTTCAGACAGGATGGCAGGCGGTAGACATGGCACTTATAGACGCTCGAATGCCAGCAGTACCAAACTTGCCACTAGGCCCGGTTCAGTATGACCGTCAGTTTGTGGATCAGTTTTCAAACGTACTGCGTTTGTACTTCAATCAGCTTAACAACGTAGTGGGGAAGCTCGTGGCAAACCAAGGCCCATACGAAGTGTATTTTGGTGGCAGCACGGTGGACGCATTTGGTCGGCTGCGGGTAAGCAATCCGGTAACGGTGTTTGACAGCCAGAACAGATACGCGGCTGACAATCAGTTTGATACTTCCACTTCTACGGGCGGAAGCACGACCTACCTGCCGAATGAAAGTACGGTTAGCCTGAACGTCACCACCAGTTCAGGTAGCGAAGTTGTCAGGCAAAGTTATCGGGTGTTTCCATATCAGCCCGGCAAAGGTTTGACAGTCTTAGCAACATTTGTCATGGCAGCACCACAGGCAAACTTGCGTCAGCGAGTGGGCTATTTCAACACCAGCAATGGTTTGTTTCTTCAACAGAACGGCACCACTGTATCGTTTGTGCTGCGTTCTAACTCGTTACCGACGCCCGGAACGCCTAGCGATATTCGCACTGTTAATCAGGCGGATTGGAACGTGGATAAGATGGATGGAACAGGCCCGAGCGGTCGCGTGTTAGACCTGACAAAGAACCAAGTTCTTTACATGGACTTTGAATGGCTTGGAACAGGCGATGTTCGATGTGGGTTTTATGCCGATGGCAAGCCGCAGATTTGTCACATATTCCACAACGATAACACGCAAACGTCGGTGTATATGCAGACGGCTATTCTGCCGGTCAGGTATGAAATTACAAATACTGGAGCAACGGCGGCTTCATCATCAATGAAGCAAATCTGCTCGTCGGTGATTCTTGAAGGTGGATATGAACAGGCGGTTGCCCCGATAGTAGCTCGGCGCACCGCGGTGCTTGGAACAATCAGCACAACCTTTTTGCCATTGGTATCAATACGGCTCAAAAGTACGGCGCTGGGCGCAGTCGTACTTCCACAGCAGGTTACAGTGTTCCCGACAACAAGCCAGAACTATGAGGTAGTGCTGGTGAAGAACGCCACGCTGACTGGCGCATCATGGGTAACAAGCGATTCGCCTAACGTGGAATACGATGTGACGGCTACAGCCATGACAGGCGGAACGATTGTTCAGCAGGAATACATAAGTTCAAGCGCCCAATCCACAAACAACACAGCGGCACCAGCAGGATACAACTTCGATCTCCAGCTGGGCGTATCGTTGGCCGGGGTGAGTGATACTTACACCGTTGGCATCAGAACAATCTCGGGTGCGACGACAGGCGATGCTATTGGTGCATTGTCATTTTTTGACCTGACTCAGTGAGACAGATATGGTGATGATGGGGCCAAGGCTGTTTGAGCCGCTTCCGCAGGACAAGAATGATCCTAACAATGCCTATTATAAAAGCAATCCCGATTGGGAATTGGTTACGGTTCCGGGTCAATATGTAGAGCCTGTTTATACGCCACTTACAGGAGAAGGAGGAGGCGATTTAGTTCGACCCGGATACCAATACCCAGACACGCAAGTGTGGAGCAAAAAAGCCGGTACCCCAGATACGCGGCTAACGATCAATTCTGAATCAGTATCAGGCATATCTCCAATTGTTACTGCACAAGGCGGCATAACAATCGGCACCAAGATGAATTACAACGGTGTGCCAGTCGTGTTTGTGCCGCAAGAGTGGGCTAATCAAGGTTTGTTCAAACAAGGCACGCAATATTATTCAACGGCATTCCTGAATAAAGACCTCTGGCAGTATGCAAAGCCAGCGATTTTGGATCAATCCGTTATTGATAGCAACAGCAACGTAAAGTCAAGTCTGGGCGACTATCAGTATAAAAACTACGGCTATATTATTGACCAAGAAAAATACAATCAATATAAAGCAAATGTTACAACAATTTCAAAAGAATGGACAACTGCAGTTAATGGCGAACAGAAAAAGTCAGTTCCTCTTCAAGGCATAACTGAGCGAAACGGCCAGTTGATGTATTACGGCATGCGTGGCGGATCGTCGGCAGGCGAACTCACTACTTTCAATTCTAGCGGCCAAGGAATGCTTAATGCGTGGAAAAGTGGCAGCAGCGGATTTATCCCACGTTTAGGCGGCTATATTGGCGACTTTATTTCTGACATCCGACCGATTGCTCAGGTAGCTGCCATATTCAGCCCGCCAGTTGCGACGTTTTTAGCGGCTTATGATGCGACTACGGCAGCAACGCAAGGCAAGTGGGGTCAGGCAATGATGGCCGCACTCCCTATGTTTGTGCCGTCGGCCAGCGGTCAGCCGCCGATGATTGATATTCCTGCCGTTTCAAACGCCGCCAATTCCCTGTCATCGGCGCTAAATATTTCCACACAGGCGGCGGGTCAAATGATCCAAGGCGCAATGGAGTTGGCGGCAAACGGCGGCGACCTGAAACAAGTTCTCACCAAGCAAGTAGCCAACTATTTAGGCAGCCAAGCAGGTGGATTTGTAGAGAAGTTATTCACCGACAACAAGTTGGACAAGCTTGGTGAAGTTGCTAAGTCCGTTTCAGCAGCTGGCACGCGGGCATTGTTGCTTAATCAAAATGTTGGTGATGCTACCAAGTCGGCGTTTATCAAGACCGCTGTGCCAATGGCAATGGAAACCGTTCCGGGCTGGGCCGATTTTGCCAAGAGTAATCCAAACGCAGCAAATGATCTGAAATCAGCGGCAGTGACGGCGGCACAGACAGGCGACTTCAAGTCCGTGGTTCAGGACTATTCTGGACGTGTTATTACGCGGGCGGCTACAGATGCAGCAGAGCGCGAACTTAACGCGGAAGGGAAGTCGCTTACTGATTCGCAGAAGCGTCTTATCTCTAGCACTGTTACGTCGGCCATTCAGGGCAAGCCTATTGATGCCGCGTTACAGCGATATGCAATAGACGAGGCCAAGCGCACAGTCAATGACGGCATTGCTGTATCTCAAGGCTGGGAGAGCGACGCACAAAAAGTGTCGGCTCAGAAGATGTATGGCAACACCATCAAACCGGAAGAGTACATTGCCAAGCAGCAGGGTTGGGAAGATAAGGCCGAGAAGGATGCTGCATTCAAAGCCTATGGGAACACCATCACCCCAGCTGGATTCAAGGAGCGTGAGCAGGTCAAAGGTATTGACCCGACGTTTGATGCAGAGGCGTATTCAAAGCTGAACGAAGTCACTGGCGACCCATACCGGCACTTTCTTGAGCAGGGCAAACAGTCCAACTTGCCAACCAATTACGAGAAAGGTGCAGAGGCCGCGCTTCGTTCAATTGGATACAAGCCTGATGGGGACGACATCAAGAACGTGGCTGACTTGTTCAAGCAGTCGGCCAATCCTGATGTGGCGCTGAATCAATACTACGATCAGCATTGGGTGACGCCGGAAGAAGCGGCAGCAGTGGCAAAAGATGCCGGGTTTGACCTCACGCCAGAGCAGCTGTCTCGTTACACAGGGCAAACAAAAACCGGCCAGCAGGCGGTTCTGGAAGATGTTTCTACGGCAGCACGCATCGGCAAGACGGCGCAGGACACGCGAAACGCGTTCATTGACAAACAGCTTGAGCCGGTGATTCAGGCGTACAAGAAAGAAGGCTATTCCGACGCGGAAATTCAAGCAGCACTCCCCGGCCTGCGGGATCAGCTTAATGCGGCTGTTGGAAACAACGTAACGGCGCTGTCTGACTATGCCAGCCAAGTTAAAGCCGTGTATGGGGAAAAGTCCCCTGAGTACGCCGCAGCACAGCGGCGACTGCTCGATGCGCAATCGGCACTTGGAGGATACGGTGTCGTAAAAGAAGGCGATCAGTACAAATCAGCAGCAGGAACATACGTGCCGACGAATGACCCTGCAATGGAGCGTGTATGGGCGCAGCGGGAGCCTACGTTAAAAGCGTTGCCATTAGAAGCCCAGTCTGCAATAAAAGATTATGTGCTTGGCAACAAAAGTGCTTTGGACAAATATCCAGATATAAAAACTGACGTTGAGACATATTTAAAAGGAGCAACACAAGGAGACATTGTACGTCTTGTAAGTGGGGCAACTCAGGATTCTCCGGCAACAGAATTTATTAAAAAAGAATTTGCAGCAATTGGTATTCCAAGCGACAAGCCGCCTGTATATAGTGAGACTGGTGCTAATAAAACAGCAGTCATTGGTGAAATGCCTTCTGGCACTGGCGGAGGAAAAGTTCCAACATTATTTGGCATGCCATTGTCGGTATCGTCAATGCAGTTTGACTCAAATAGTTGGGTGCGGCTTGATAACGATACATGGGTAACTCCTGACAATACTTACACATTCATTGCATTCCCCGGCCAAGGTGGAGAAGTTAGAGAAAATCGCACGAACAATGTTGTGGTAACGTTGCCAAAAGAAAAGATTGATCCAATATTGCCGAAGCCGGAAACACCACGTACTCCGATTGCGCCAGTTCCTCCAACGGCTAAGCCACCTGAGCCTAAGCAAACACAAGTAGAAGAACTGATACAGAAAGCCACTGAGCAGGCGCAGCAGCAGCGTGTCAGCGCAGAGGAAGTGCAAGACCTTCTTAAGAAAGCGGGCTATCAAGCCACGCCGGAAGAGATTGCCCAATTCACCGGCGTAAAGCCGATGGAACAAGCGGCAGCGGACATTCAGAAGTACGTTGATCCGCGCATGGTGACATCGGAAGAAGTCTTGCAGATGTATCGTGACCTTGGTTTGCAGTCTCCAACGGAAGCGGATATTGCAAGGTTTGTTGGTCAGCGCGAACAAGCAGGTATGCCGGATATAATCAGACCATACCTGCCTACTGCTTCGGCCAACGTGATTACGCAACAGGCGGAAAAGGACAAGCTGAACGTGCAGCAACAGCAACAACAGATTGGTGACATAAACAACCGCATCAATCAATTGCAGCAGCAAGGCTTGTCACAAACAGAGGCGACTAATCAAGCACTGCGGGAATTGGCCGCTGGGCAGGCTGGGTTGGGGCAACGGATTGGCGATGTTCAGACCGGATTGCAAGGACAGATTGGAAATTTAACTGGCGATATAACGAAGTTGCTGACAGGTCTTGGCACACAGATTGGCAAAACAACACAAGGGCTACAGCAACAGATCGGACAAGCCCAGCAACAAGCAAACTTTGCTAACCTTCTGACATTGCTTGGCGTAGCAAAACAACAGGAAAAAGAACCGCCGCCGATTCCGTTAACGGGCAAGATCACACCTTATGAATTTTCAACCGACTTATTATCCGGTATTTATCAGCCGCCAAAGACAGGGCTATTTGGCACCAATCAACAACTTTTGAATCTGTCAAAGGAATAACAATGAGTGCAGAAGATTACATCGATCAAGGCGGGCTTGGTCAAGGCGGCGGATCAAACTGGCTTGATGACCTCCTCAAAGGAATTACGGGCGGTGGGTCAAGCGGAACGACCGGAGGCGGATCAAATGTTGTTGGAGATGTTCTAAAAGGAATCTTTGGAGGTGGCGGTGCCGAAGCCGGTGGAACGGAAGGTGGCAAAAACATCATTCAGTCAAACGCTGGCAACATCACAGCATTGCTTGGTTTGTATGCACTTATGGGCGGGAACAAGCCCAAAACCGCTGGTTATGCAGGATCAATCCCCAAGCTTACAGCGACGCGAGAACAGTACGCACAACCGGCAGGCCGTCGCCCCGGATCAGAAGCCGGTCGGTATTTTGGAGATGTCCGATATGCAGCCGAAGGAGGGTATCTTCGAGGGGCAACGGGCGGTATGGCGGATGAACTGGATACGACCATTGATGGGGAACAACCCGCCAAACTGAGTCATGGCGAGTTTGTCATCCCGGCAGATGTGGTATCGCATTTGGGCGATGGCAACAGCGAAGCCGGAGCCAAGAAGCTGTATGAAATGATGGACAGAATCCGTCGCGCTCGTACTGGAAAGAAAGAGCAAGCACCTCCGATTAAAGCAGAAAAGTACATGCCCAAGTTTTCTGGTGGTGGTGCAGTTGCATTTGTAGAAGGCGGAACAGTAGGCACTTCAACTACTAGTAATCTGGCACCGTGGGTGGGGGACTATGTAACCGGCATGCTCGGCAAGGCGCAGGCATTGTCCAATATGCCGTATGCCCCTTACACCGGCGCACTCACTCCCGGCGCGGCAGAGTTGCAGCAAAAGGGATTTGCGGGATTGGGCGCATTGACCACGCCCAGTGGTATTGGTGCAGCAGAGCAACGCACGGCGCAGCTTGGTCAGCAGATGGGCGGTCTGTCCTATGCACCAACGTCTTTCGGCTATGAAGGATTTACCCCGGCAGCCGCGCAACAATACATGAATCCGTACCTGCAATCGGCTTTGAATCCTCAGATTGCCGAAGCGCAACGGCAAGCGGATATTCAGCGTGTCCAGCAGGCCGGTCGCCTTGCCAAAGCAGGTGCGTATGGTGGTTCGCGTCAGGCCATTATGGAATCGGAACTGGCCCGCAATCTTCAACAAAACCTCGCCAACATTACGGGCCAAGGGTACAACACGGCTTATCAACAGGCACAAGCCGCGTTCCAAGCCGACCAGCAGCGCAAGGCACAAGCGCAGGCGGCGTCCGAACAGTCCAAACAATTCGGGGCTGGCTTTGGCCTGCAAGGATTGCAAGCGGCTACGCAAGCGGCACAGCAGCAAGCGGCACTGTCTCAGGCTGGGCAACAGGCAGGTCTGCGGAACATCGAGGCGCAATTGGCGGGTGGCGCGACGCAGCGTGACATTGAGGCGCAAGGATTGGCAGCAGACTACAAACGATTCCAAGAGGAACGTGACTGGCCGTACAAAATGGCGCAATTCCAGCAATCGTTCCTGCAAGAATTGCCGATTACGGCCACGACTTATTCAGCCGATACCAGTCCGTTAGGCGAACTAGGAGCGGGGTTGAAAGGTCTTGCCGGGCTATATGAATCTCTACGCACGCTTGGTCAAACGTCCAAATAATAAGGAACAAAAATGAATCTGGTACAAATTCAAGAACGCCTGAAAGACGCGCCGGTTCAGGCAATCATGCAATATGCCAATGGCATGAATCCGATGGTTCCTCCTTACTTGGCGTTGGCCGAACTTAAGCGGCGTGAGTCCATGAACCAAGGCGCACAGGCACAGCAGGCCATGCAACAGGGCAAGCAGCCGAGCGTGAAAGAACAGATCGAGCAATCGGCTGGATTGGCTGGATTGCAGCAGCGTATGCAGCAACAAGGTCTGCAAAGCCTTATGGCACAACAGCGGCCAGAAGGTATCCCGGAAGGGGTGCCACAGCCTGAACGTCAGCCGGAAGCGGAAGGAATCCAGAATCTTCCGGTAAGCAATCAGTTTAACTTTAAAGAAGGCGGGATTATTCCTTTTGCGCGTGGCGGCAATGAAGGAATGGAAGAGCTGAAGTCATTAGAACAGCTTAAAGAAGAATACTATAAGGCAAGAGATGCAAGTGACTTGGAGAGCGCATCACGCATTTTTAAGGCTATTAAAGCTAGAGAAGCGGCAGATCGTCGCACCATAAATGTTCCAGTAGCGCCGATGGAAGACAGTACCTCGGCGCAGCCACAACGCACTATCCCGCCAAGTACCGGCATGCCGATGGGCGTACCGGAAGGCGCACCACCCCCTCCCGGAGCACGGCCAGCAGGCGGATTACCTCCCCCCGGCCCGATGGGTGGCGGGCTGCAATTGCCTAGGGGCGGTGCGGGTGCGATGCCGCAAGGAGTCCCGCAGAACATCCAGCAAGGACTTCCGTCACCGGCAGGCCAACCGATGCAAGGAGGAATTTCGGCCATTCCCGGATCGGATGAAGCCATGCAAATGATGCAAGAATCCATGCGCGGGAAGCTGACGCCGCAGCAAACGTATGATAAATATCAAGAACTTAGAGGCTTGTATGGTCTTAAAGACCAATACGGCGAAGAGCGTATGAAGCGTATTCAGCAAATGGAGGCTGCACGGCAACAGGAATTGGAAGGCCGTGGCATGGAGCGTTTGATGCGCGTTCTTGGCGGAATGCAATATCAAGGATTAGGCGGGGCTGGCACGGCTTATTTAAAAGCCAAAGAAGCAGAACGCACAGCCGATGCGGCATTCCGCAAACAGATGGACGAACTCATGGGCGGCGTGGAAGAGAAGCGTCGTGCAGAGGCAGTGTCAGGCATGACAGAAGCACAAAAGCAAATTCAGGAGCAACAGAAACGGGCGCTTGAATCGGCAGGAAAAATCATGGATGCCGACACCCAATTCAAACTGCAAGAGCTGCAACAGAAAGCGGTGTTGGGGCGCTTGTCTGCAAAAGAACAATATATATTGTCGGAGATGCAAAATGGCAAAAATTACCCAGACATCATTGCAAGAATTTCGGAAGCTGAACGTGGGCCACAAACAGAAACTGCCGAACAGCAGAGATACAAAGATACCTATCTCAAGGTTGCAAAACTCTATGACGAAATGCTGGTGAAACCAGAAGGGATTAGCCGTGATGAATATATTCGCCGCGAGGTAGAGCGTGCAATGGGTATATCGCCTATTGGTGGAGCATCTGGCAGCGCGATACCGCAAGCCGCGATTGATTATCTCAAAAAGAATCCGAATATGGCGGCTCAATTTGATGCGAAATACGGGGCTGGTGCATCTGCAAAATACTTGGGGCAATAAATGGCAGCGAACGTCTTTGACCAGTTTGACCAACAAGCCGCTAATCCTTTTGACCAATTTGACGCACCAGTAGCACAAAAGCCCGAGAAAACCGGGATGCTCCGCGCCGCTGCCGACATCCCCGTTCAAGTAGGCCGTGGCGTTGCAGTGGGCGTCAAAGCACTGTCCGATGTGTTCGGTGCAGACAACCCCGTATCTCGCGCGGCATCTGGCGTTGAGGACTTCCTTGGTGGATTGCTTTCAGCGCAGGCCAAGAACGATCAGGCCGAGATTGCCCGCATCATGAAGGAGGCCCAAGACAAGGGCGTGGGCGATCAGGTAACTGCCGCTGTTAAAGCATTTGCCACGGCACCGGTTGATATGTTGTCACAAGCACTTGGCACCGCGGTTCCTGTTATTGCTGGCGGTTTGGCCGGAAGCGTGGCGCGATTAGGTGCTATGGGCGTTGGCGCAATCGGCACTGGCGTTGGCGCAGCAATAGGCGCAGGCACGGTCAAAGGCCAGATTTACGATGCAGTTAAGCAAGAGTTGCTGGCAAACAAAGTGCCGGAAGCGGAAGCCGAAAAGCGGGCGCAAGAAGCTCAAGCCTACGGTGGGCAGAACCTTGACCAGATTCTAATGGGCGCTGGTATCGGTGCAGCAGAAGCGGCATTCGGTGCGGAACGCATTCTGACTGGGTTGCTTCGCAAAGGCGCGGTCAAGCCATCAACACTTCCAGCCAAGTATCGCATTCCTACTGCCGCCGCTACAGAAGCCGTGCCGGAAATGGCGCAAGCGGCACAAGAGCAAGTGGCACAAAACATCGCCTTGCAGCGTGAAGGGTACGATGTTCCGACCATGCGTGGTGTAGTGGGGCAGGCAGCGTTGGAAGGCATTGCAGGCATGGGCTTAGGTGCAATCACCGGGGCAGTGCAACGTACAGTGCCAGAAGCCAAAGTTACCAAAGAAGCGAAAACGCCAGAAGGCAAGGTCGCCGGTCGCACGACCGTAGTAACAGACGAAGAAACGGCAGCACGACTGCGCGAGGAGCAGGCCGCAGAGCCACAGCAAGCAGAGGCCGAGGCACCAAAGCCGGTAACAGGTGAGGCAGGCATTGTTCGCCCCGAGGAAGAAACGCAGATTAGCCGGGAGGTGGCGGAAGCAGCGGAGCCGGAGATTGAACCGACAAGACAAATAAAGTCTGCCGAGCTAATGTCTCCGCCTACTCCGCAAGAGATTTCACAATCGGCAGCATCAACTGAGCAAAATGTGCCATCCGAAGGCATGGTGCGTATGTATCACGGGGGTCGAGGCCCAGAAGAATTGACTGGCCCCGTATGGTTTACGCTGGACAGGCGCAACGCAGAGGGATGGGCAAAACGCGACCCTTCAATGAACGTATGGTACGTTGATGTGCCAGAGCGTGTTCTGGTTGAACAGTATGGATATGCAACCATAAAACAAGCGCGTGACGACGGATATGTTCCTGTTCCGAATCTTGAGTTGCCAGACGACTTTGCAAAAAACAGAAAGCCGTTACCGCTTGCTGAGAAAAAAGCTCCCGTCAGCGGAAGAGTTGAAGAAGGTGCAGCCGTACGACCGGAGGTTAGCCCTGAGCCTGGCATTACGGAAGATCGTCAACGCGCAGAGCCAGTAGTAGAAGCGGCAGCGCCGGAGCCTGTAGTAACTGAGGCCGAAGCAATGCAGCCCGAACCAGTAGCTGAAATTGCTTTTACGGCTGCCGGTGCAGCTCGCCCAGAAGTGCAAACCAAGACAGAGACGGCTGAGACGGTAAAGCCAGAACTACAAACTTCTCCAAGAATTGCAGAACTGCAAAAACAGTACGATTCCATAAATGCAGAAATTGAAGCGCTTGGGCCAGAACCATTTAAATATAGCGCAGAGAAAAAATTCTTCGGCGTAAAAGGTCGAGAAGGGGCGCCGCCAGAAGCTGTGGCAATTTATGACAGAGAAACAAAAAAATACAATTCGTGGAGGCGTAAGTACCTAAGCCTCAAAAAGAAAGAGGTTGAAGTAAGTAATGCGCTTTTTCGTGAAAAACAAAAGTTTGAGCCAAAAAAATCCTTACGCGCCACACCAGATCAACAAGTACGCGACTTTGAGCAAACCCTGCGCACGTCCCTCAACAAGTTCGGCCTGAAAGACGTTGGCGTTAAGCTCATTGGCGGTATGCGCGAGGAAGGCTCCTACGCACAGCAGCTTATCCGCATCGCCGCTGACTCAGCCAATCCTATCCGCACCCTACGTCACGAAGCTATCCACGCCCTGCGCGAACTCGGATTCTTCACCGATGCACAATGGCAATCGCTGTCCAAGATGGCAAAGGACAAGTGGATTGACCAGTACCTCAAGCAGCGCAACGTAGATGGCAAACCACTGAAAGCCGGTGAGGAATCTCGATACGACGCCTACATGCGTGAGTACGAAGGCGATATGGAGAAGATCACCGAAGAATCGGTGGCAGATGCCTTTGCTGACTTTGACGCGACCAAGCCGCCGGCTGGGTTAGTGTCGTCGCTACTGACTCGTCTGCGCAATCTGTTCCAAGCAATTAAGTCGGCACTAACCAATGTGGAATCGCCCGAGCAGATTTTCGGCAAGGTTGAGCGCGGCGAGTTGAGCAAGGGTAAATCTTTAGAGAGAACAGAGGAGTTGGCGTCATTAAAATATGCAAATGACTATGTTAAACGCGCAGATCAATTAGACCGCGCGTTTACACAAATGGGTTTGCACGTGATTCGAGAAAGCTCCAAAGCATCTGGTAGCGAGTATGTTGAAGCGAGCGATGACGAATACCAAAAGACGGGCGGGAATAATGGCAAAAAATTAAAATTTAGAATATCAGATCACCCACTTCCTTTGTCGTATGCGCAGCCTGATTTTGACGTATTGGCAGATGCCGATAAAAAACATGCTAACGTTAGCGGGAATTGGATGGAAGCAGTTGAGTTTGCTGCCAATTATTTTAATATTGAAGCGCCAAAATTAGTAACAGCAGCGCGGGCAAAGGAATCATTGCTCAATAAAAGAGCAAAAGAGTCGGCGAAAACAAAACTGGAAAGCATAGCGCAGCAAGAAATAAACAATTTACAAAATTGGATGAATGACCAAGATGTTATTATAAAAAGGTCGTCGTCAAAATTGCAGGGATATTTAGAAAAAAATGGAAAAGTGATTTTTACTTTGATTTATGCTCAAGGCCCAAATGGAAAGGTGCCAGCCGATAAAGAGCAAGCGATCAAAAATCAAATATCCAAATTGCAAAGTAATTTAAGTGGAGAGCGGAAATCTCTCCGCGAACAGCCATATCGCGGTCAAGTCGGCAAAGAAACACCGCCCACCCCCACCACAGCCGGTCAATCAGCCCTTGATACCATCAACCAGCTAGGGATGGGTGTCAAAGAGCCAGAAGGCAATCTGTACGAGCAAGCGAAGAAAAAGTTTAAGGCAATGGGTGAAAGTCCCGCTGGCACCAAGGCAGAGATCAAAGAAGCGGTACGCAAGTTCTTCGCCAACATAGAAACGAAAACCATGTCATCTGATGCTCGATGGGATTCCGACATCAAGAATGGCTTGCGTCAAGACATGAAGCCAGTAGAGGACATAATCGGCGCGTCATTGCTTGCATCACAGTCTCAAGCCGTTGGAGCAGATGCTGTATCCACCCGAGCTATGTTGATCGGCGGCGCAACGTATGACGAAAAAGCGATGAAGTGGGTGGCGTATGAAAACAAAGATGCCAATGAAGTTGTTAAAGCAAAAGTCCTTGATGAAATAGCTGCTAAGTATGGTTTGACCAAAGAAGAAGCGTCACAGGTGGCGCACACCTATTTGGTTGCAGCAAACTATGAAGGCATCATCAAGCGTAATGCCAAGCTTGAAGAACAGATAAAAGCCTTAAAAGAAGAAGGCAAAAACGATGAAGCTGACGACCTTGAGGCAGCACTTGTCTTTGTCAGTGAGAAGCAAGCAGCGATGGTTGAACCCGGCAAGTCAATTGCTGACACCATCCCAGAGGTTAAAAAGATTGCGAAGATATGGAACGAGCAGCGCCGTATGGTGAAAGATGCGATGGTGTTCTCTGGTCTGTGGAGGCCCGAGTATGCCGATGCCATGATGGACAATGCAGCTTACGTTCCGTTTTATCGTGAGACACAGATTGATGCAGATGAAGGCCCACGGATATTCATGCGTGGTTTGCAGGTCAAGGCAAAAGAACACAAGCTGAAAGGTTCAGAAACCGCCGTCAATAACGTGTTTGAAAACATGGCAATGTGGCAGCAGTACGCCATGAATCGAGCCATTCGGAACCACAAGGCCGTTCAGTCAATTGACGTAGGCAAGACCATCCAAGTTGGCGACCGCAAGATGGCGGAGCAGGTTAAAGAGCCGAAACGTGGCATGAACGTAGTGAAGATATGGAGAGAGGGCAAGCAAGAGTTTTATGAGGTGGCTGATCCATACTACGTTGAGGCATTTCAAACGCTCGGCGCTGTATATATCGAGCCTATTAAATACTTCACTGCAATCTCCAATATCTTGCGCAAGACCGTGGTGATGTATCCGTTGTTCTCCATCGGCCAGCTTACACAAGACTCAGTGGCAGCAATCTTCGCATCGGGCTTGAAGCCGCAGCACGCTTTCAAGATTCCCTATCTGGCAGTCAAAGAGTTTGGCAAAACGATGATGGGTTGGAGCACGACCCATGACGAGTTGAAGAACTATGGTGCCGTTGGCGTCCGAGATTTTAATGCCGCTGTAGCCCGAGAAGATGCGGCAATTACGGCTGGTGTGAAGGCGCCTCGTGGGGCATGGGGCAAGGTCAATTACATGCTTGAACGTGTGGCGATGTCTGCCGACAACGCTGTTCGTCAGGCTATGTATATTGCTTCTACGGAGGCGGGGCTTACCAAAGCGGAAGCATTAGAGAAGGCATTTGAGATCATTAACTTCCGTCGCCGTGGTTCCAGCAAAATGCTGCAACTCATGGGTCAGACGGTGCCGTTCTTCTACGCCTACCTGTCAGCACAGCGGGTGGCATACAAAACGCTAACGCTATCCGGTATTAGCCCAACGGAACGTAAGGCAGCACTGGAAACGCTGGCACAGACGACGGCTGCGGTGATGGCATTGTCATTCATCTACGCTATGGCAAATGGCGATGATGAGGAATACAAGAAAACGCCTTCTACCATACGGGATCGGTCGCTCATGATTCCCGGATCAGGTGGTGTGCGTATCCCTCTTCGGCCAGATTTCTTCCTGTTCCCCAAGGTGATTGCGGAACACACGTATCAATTGCTCACCGACGAAGGATACAGTGACGGCGCGAAGTTCAGAAAGAGCATGGCTGACTTGCTGGCAAACGCCACGCTGAGTCCGAATGCAGTGCCGCAGATTATCAAGCCTACCTTTGAAGCAGCGATCAATTACAGCTTCTTTGAGGGCAAGCCGATTGTCGGGTTCTTTGAGCAGAATAAGGAAGCCGGTCGCCAGTTCAATGACAGCACATCTGAAATGGCTAAGTGGTTCGGACAGTTTGGCGCATCCCCGCAGATGGTGGATCACCTGATCCGTGGTTATTTTGGATCAGTAGGTGGGCTTACTCTGTGGGGCACCAACTTCTTCATCGAGGGCGAACCGGGTGTGCCACGGCCAGAGATCACGGCACACGATATGTTCGTCATCATGCCGGGCGTGGGTGCCTTTAAGCAGAAGCCGACAGAGAATGCGCTCAAGGTGGATTTCTATGAACTGCGTGATGCCATTGCCAAGGTCAAGAACACTTACGACGACATGAAGGTTCGCAGCCCGGAAGGGCTTGAAGCATTCATTCAGGACGAGAAGAACTTGGCTAGGTTGGCGATGGATAAACAGATCACCAAGATTGGGGATCATCTATCCAAGATTCGCAGGGCTATTCAGCAGGTGGCAGCAGCACCGGAATCAAGGATGTCGGCCAGCGAAAAGCAGGAAAGAATCAAGGAGCTGCGGGATATTGAGATGGAGCTACTCAAGGCCGTAGATGTGAAGGCGTTGAGAGCGCAGGCGAAGTTATAGGAAGGTTATCAGGTGTTATCAAAATCTGATAACAAGTTCTAGCAGGTTTTGAGTAGAACTGTGTAGAAGTGACAGGGCCGGGGATTCCCGGCCTTGTTGCTACTTGTCCCGCGCTTTAAGCATCGCATCGGCGTACTTATACGCAGCCTCTGCAACAACTTGGTCGGCGCGCTGCCCCGATCCAAACTTGTAGCCTTCCGGGTAAACAAAATCTGGGTGCCATGCGTTACAGGCAATGTATCCTTGCAGAACTTGAGCCGCAAAGTAGTCACGCAGCGACATGCCTTTGTGGTTCCAGTTTTGGGCGACCATTGGAAACGCTGGCCCGCCTGTTTTTTCGTCAGTCATTTGCTCACCTTAAAATATATATCGCATCATTCCCACCATTCCTGATCGCCTCTGCGATAGTGTTGGCATCAAGCCCTTGGCACATGTCGGCCACCCATGAGGCGATTAGATCGCGTTTAGCCGCAACCGCCTTTGCAATCGCTTCATCAGCATCCCACGGCAGCGGTGTCCCGCCTAGCCTGTACGCCTCGTGTCTCCACAGTGCGGCACGCTGTTTGTGGTATTCGCATTCATCGCTTGCCAGATCGGCATTGAAATGCCCATGTGTGATCGTATTAAACAAAAGACGGTCAGAGCCTTCCTCAAACCCGATGTCACGGCCATTGTCAAATCCTGCCCGATAGCCGTTAGAGTATCCCGCCTCATACTCAGGATTCTGAAAATTCGCTTCACAATCAGAGCCAAGAGATTTTGAGAGGGCGTTTATACAGTCATCTATGACTTTTAGTGGGTGATGCGGGTGCATGGTAATTAGCAGCCATCTGGCCTGTTCAGCGGCCTGCCGCAATGTCAATCCGTTGTCATCGCGTGTCATGAGAACTCCCTTGTAGTGAAGCTGTATCCATCCTCGTCGTCCCAATCGTACTTCGGATCAAAAAATCCCTGTTTGCGGCTTTCGTCGTTTTGCTGGAGATTGACCCGCCCGTTCTCATTGCAGAAGCCCGGTGCTTTGTACGACTCCACCATCGCCACAAAGTCCTCGTATGACACAGGATCGCCATACTCGTCTTCAATCGGCTGGTCTTTCAGGAACTCCTTCCATGCTTTCCATGATGTGAGTTTGTTCCACGGGTATCCTTGGAAGGAGAAGGCCCAGCCCCAACTACTCTTGCCGATGTGATACTCACGGGTGCTGCGCTTGCAGCATTCGCACTTGTCTTTGATGACGTAGTAGTTAGTGCCCATTACATCGCCCTCCCAATTTCCGCAGCAGCCCGAACGATTGCTCGGCGGGTGGCGGCGTAGGGGTCGCCGTTATGTACCTCATAGGCTTCAACTTTTCCGCGCAACAAAAACGCACCTGATTGTGAAACATCACCGACATCGTGAAGAGCAATATCAAGTTTCAAATCCACAGCCAGCCGCAGCGCGTCGCCGTCGTCGTCAAGCGGGTTCCACTCGTACCCCCTCGGAAGGTCATAGGGATCGTCTTCTGTCCAAGGCGTCTCAACGAACGCGACATAACCACGGAAAGGAGAGTAATAATCTTCCGACTCTCCGAATCGCGAAATCTTAATTCCCGCCGCCTTCGCAGCCAGCTCCAATAATTCGCGGTCAGTCATTTCTGCCTCCCGCCCATGTACTGTTCAAGGGCAGACCAACCTTCAAGCTGGCTTAACCGCAATTCAAGAGATCGGCGGTTAAGGTACTCATCCATTTCGCACCAACCCTCGGTCTCTGCCAAACGAAGCTTGGCATCGCCAACGGAATTAAGCATGGATTGGAGGCTATCAATAGCTTGGTCAATAGAGTTGCGTGATGCACGCAGTTCATCAATTGCGATAATCAATTCTTCGTGTTTCATTGTCTCTCCCGATTAAGACGTTCAATAGTCATTGCCAACAAGTCCCACTCGTCTAGCTTGTAACGAGTGTAGCTTTAGGCATCAACCCATGATTGATTGGTTCTAATTCTGTGCATTTGCGATGGGCTTAAGTTATATAGCTTGCACAATTCTTTTCGGCTTTTGTTTGAGTTGCGTATTTCTCTGACTTGCTCAAGAGTAAGTTTAGACATATGGTGACTCTCTCCGACAGCATATCTATTGTGCAATTTTCTGTCGTTATTGTTCGACTTGTGAGTATCCCACCTTAAGTTTTCTAAGCGATTATCAGAACCATCGCCATTGTTGTGGCAGCATTCCATTCCGTCTGGACAAGGGCCGACGAAGGCAATTAGAACCAAGCGATGAACAGCAACAGTATATCGTTTGTTATTGAAGCCAATATGAATTGACCGATGATTATATTTATCGGTTTTGCATAATGACAATAGCTTGCCACGGTAAAAAAAATTACACACCTTTCCTGATGGGTGTTTTCTCACAACCATGCGATCTTTGGAACGTATCCGCCCGTAAGTGCTGGCCTCGTAATGCCCGCCATACCCAGGTATTGTTTTCCAGACTTCAGTCATTTTGCAAAAGACGTTTGATAGTGATATTGAGTGCGGCTATCTCATCAAGTTTTTTTACAGACCACATTCGTTTTTGACCATGCCAACCGTTAAACGATCCTTGGTGACAATCTTTGCATAGCGCAATACAAACGTACTGCAATCCCTGTTTAATGTGATGTGCGTCACTAGGGCCGGGGCGATCACAAACACTACACGGCAAGCTCTTTACTCTTGCCAAATGTAACCGTTCTAAATCAGTTATCTTATTATTCATAATAATACGCCAAATGCCATTGGTTTGCAAGCATCACAAGCCAGTCCTGAGCGCGTTGCCCCGCCCCTACAGCGGCACGAGGATGGTGCAATTGCGGAGGCGTATGGCCGTATCCCAAGTGATGACACAGGACACAGCCAACATCAGCAACGGCGCTCAGGTAGGCTTTTAGATTCACGCTGCGATCAAGAAATCTTCTTTGTTCGCACCGGAACCAACTTCGTCGCGCATCCACTTAGGCATAGCACCGCGCCCACACCACTCCTGTCCGGCAGCATTGCGGTACTTGGGAGCCAACTTGCGCTTCTCTTTCTTGGCAGGCTTGAAGCCAATGTCAGAAGCGGTGAAGCCCCACTCATTGATGGTGGCGCGAACCGAGGCAAGCACATCATTACGCTCGGCAGCACGAAGCTCATCGGCTTGACGCAGCAGTTCATCGGCTTGTTGTTTCAGATCAGCATAGGAAGTCATTTGTATCTCCTGTTGAAAGGGAATCGGATTCTATGTTTGATTCATACAGAATGCAAATCAATTATTTTGATCTGCATTGTTGGATTGTTGTTTGTAATGCTGAGAAAGTTCATCGCATCGCAATAACGCCTTGATTTTGCATTCATAACACCTCCATCTGACGACCCGGCCAAATCGATCACGGACACGCTGCCCGGTGGCGGCATCTTTCATACGTTGGCAACTACTGCAATATCGTTCAGTCATCAATAGTTTGAATCATCCGTATTGGCATTCCATTCATCGCCGTCATGCAGCTCACCCGCGAGTGCAAGATAGCCGATGCCGTCAATGATATTGTCTTGATGGTTGGGATTCATTTGCCATCGAGCAACTTTAAACAATGTCATCATGACACCGACATCGGCAGGCGTTAGTTTGTGTCCAGAGCGTTGATTCAAGAACGTCGTCCAATATGACGCAATCAGATCAAATGAGTTTTCAGCATTGCCATGAACAGATTGACGGTGTTTGCAAATAAGCTCACAAGCTTCCTGTGTGTATTCTTGTCTATTCACAAATCTTCCTTGTCGTTGGAAACATAATGATCGTCAATGGTTGAATCGCGTGTATTTAATCCGGCGCAAAGATGCTTAAACTCTTCAATGAGTTTTTCAATATGTGCGTTTGACATGTCTTTCCAAGCATCGCTATACAAGTCATTCAACCATTTATCCGTCATGCTTCCTCCAAAGAAAGAACAAAATTACGATAGGCGCAGCGACCATAAGACAGATCAGTGCGGTTGGAACCCCAAACATTACAGCAGATGACAGCAAAAATGTTTCGGCAAAGCCCATATATCTCTCACTTATCTGTTGTACTGCTCGCGTTATTTGAAGCAAGCAAATGTTTATACGCATACACAACCCCGCCGTCAGAAATGCCGGAGCCGTCAGTATACTCGTCCTGACATTCTGAGTCGCAGTAATCGCAAATTGCTTCATAAAGAGGAGCAAGACGAGCCAACTCCCGCGACAGGTACTCCATTGCTTTTTGTGTATTTCCGTCATAGAACGGAGCAGTAGCCGATAATTCATTGGCAAGCCATGACAGGTGTTCGTTATCCACGCCAAAGAAGCTCATGAAGTCACCTGCTTTTTTCTTGCGCGATTGCGTTTAGACGTTTTGGAATAACGCTTTCTGCTTAACTCACGCTCACGAGCACGCGCAAGGTCTAACTCAGAAGGCCGAATAGGCGTCATAAGCATTCCGGCTAAACTTAATGGGTTATGGTTTGACATTTTTGATGACCTCCGCACATTGATAAGCACCGTCCATTTGTCCATCAGCAAAATCCGTTTGCAAAGATTGAAACGCATCACCGAGATCATTGCAAAGTCCAGACAAACGCTGACGTTCGGAATCAAGGATAAGCTCGGCAAATCGAATCAGCCGTGGGCTAAGACTGGCACGAAGCACCCCACCAAACCCCGCGCGTTCGGCACAATGAAGAATGTCAGTGCGAGTCATCGCCGTACTCCCGGATAGGTAATGATATTGTCAGTCATCAAGTCTTTAATGGCCTGACGGTCGCTATCAGTCAGCGAGCGCAGAGGAAGCTCTCTGTATGACGACCACTTTTGTTGATAGGTTGTGGATTCGCTTGGTGGCGTCCAGCCCATCCGACGCCAACGCTCTGTAATGTCAGTACCGCTAGGTGTCCAAATGTAGTCGTTCATACAATCCTCATTTCAGTAATGATTCAAAATCTTTCACCAAAGAATCAGAAAGAGCCTCGCCTTTGTAAGACAGCACAGACACAACTTTATGATTGACCGTCTTTTTGATGGCAGCTTCGATGCCAGCATTAAATCCTTGGTCAAACATGTTGCGTTTCTCTACAAACTGAATGATTGCTTCGCGTACCAGACTTGCGGCTTTGCGATCACCCGCAGCTTGTTTGATTGCATTGAAAATGTTTTCCGGCAGATGCACGGAATAGGGAATCAACTTCTTGTCCATAACTCAAACTCCTTTTGAATTGAGAGCAACCGGCTCACGGCGGTCTGGTTGTTCGGTATGTCAGTGCGCGAGCTAACCCCCAACTCATCTTTTAACCATGCCACAGCCGATTCTTCGTCGGCTTCAAACACCTGATTAGACTCCAGCAAAAACTTCTGAAACTGTTTGTCACGACAAAGAATGGCAGCCATCCGAACATAGTCGCGGGATAGTTCCTGCTCCCGGTTCATCGGCTGCTCTTCTTCGTTGATGCGAACCATGACAACTTGATACCGAGAGCCTACGAAATCTCGCAGCAGCCCGTCAGGAACCAAGTCAGGATGCACACTGAGGGTCAGTGCGTAACCGTTCTTGTCTTGTTTAAGAGCCATCTTCACGGCTTCAAATTGCAGGGTCTTCATCAGAATGGGCAGTCGCTATCGTCATTAGATTGATATGCAGGCTTGGGCTTGCCAGCAAACGGTGCGCTAACCTTCAACGACAACAGCCAGCCGCGCGAGGTTTGTTTCCTCCATCCTCCCAGACGAATCTTCACAAGCCCTTCGTTGGCTTGAGAGATCAGTTCTTTCAGAAGCTCAACCTCAACTTGCACATCGCCTTGGAAGTCAGGTGACTTCTCATTCACCTTTTTTTCGTTGGGGAACAGTGCGCCGGAATTTGGGTACAGAGTGGTCATTTGAAGCTCTCCTTCATGGTTTTAAACAACTGCATCAACTGCTCATAAGTGTCAGGCTGTTCGGCCTTGAGTCGGTCGTAGGTAGTGCGGTTCTTCTTGAATACCTCCATTACATCGTCGGCGCTATCAACTAAATCAAGTGCAATATGTGTGGCATCTACTACTGCCTGTGCCCAATCCTTGGCATCGGCAGGGATAGGCAGCACGGACTTCTTCTCAGGCTCAGGTACAGTGGGGGTAAATTCCTTGGCTACTGGCTTGGCCGGTGCAGGCTTAGGCTCAGCCTTGGGCTGACGGTCAGCGCCCTGTGAAGCATCGAGTACGTCATGCTCCACGATTTCTAGTGCTGCCATCCACAGGTAGCGGCGCTGGTACGTTTGAACAGCACCCATCTGTTGAATCGGGTGGGCACCTTTGAGTTCGGCAGAGGCCATCGGTGAAGAGATGGAAATCATCGTGCCGTCATCAACATCAGTCAGCGCAAGTTCGGCGTAGTCACGATTGAATGACACCACACCACACAACCCGATCTCGGCAAAAATAGACTGGATATGCGGCAGGAAATCACCAAGTTCAAAGTAATGGTAGCCGCTGAACTTGTTATGCCCGGACTTCTTTAGCTCGCGCGATTGCAACATCACACGCGCTTGCATCAACTTCTTATGAACGCTCATTCTGCACTCCTTTGTTTGTACTCTTGATACTGCTCACACCACGGCGATACCGAACAAAAACGCTCGCATCGTGTTCTCTCACCATCACGCCTTTCAACAACATACGCTTCACCCAATTGATTAACCTGCCGTTCAGCATCTTTGGCCGACTTAAGCACCAGAGTCGCACGCTTGTTTCCTTTCTTCTTGATTGCCCATGTCGTAGGCTTTTCCCAACATTCCTCCGGCGTGCATGGCGCAAACTTGCCGCCAGCATCGGCCTCAAACAACGCCTCGCTGTGCAGGTTGATCCGATTCCGCACAAACTCTTCACGCATTTCCATCGGCCAGAGTGGAATGGACACCACCACGATAGGTGACTGTGGATAACCTTCTTTCACATCCGCTTCACGCGCCGACCAGTCGCGCAAGATAGCCACAATCTGCAACGCCACCACAGGCATCCGCTTGGCAGACTCAACAAGCCATGCGTACAAATTGAGTTGCCGTTGCCAGTCCATCTTTTCATTCATGACCGACCAGACGGATGTGCATTTGTAGTCGGAAATAGTGATGCCTTCTGGCCCAAGTTCTTGCAGGTCAATCGCGCCGGATACAGTCCATCCATCAAACTCTTTGAACAGACGCTCCTCAACAATGTGATGATCGTCTTTGCCGTGTTGGAGGATGTTGTGCAATGCGGAACCGAAAAGGCTCCACACCATTTCAGATGCGTCCTCTTCAATATCATCCCAATGCCGCCGACGTAATTGCACAATGCGCGGCGATGAAATCAATTCGGTCACACTGATATGAGCATTGCCTTTGCTATACTGTGGTCGCTTTAATACGTTGATAATTGTGGCCGGTAAGCCGTGCTTGTTAGTGAGTTTCATGTGTTCTCTCCCGAAGAGATGCCAGCATAGCACACCAGTTAGCAAAGTGGAAGCAATATCTGATAAGTCTATCACATGAGAAGAGCCGCCAAGAGAGACGATAATGAAAAGGAAATCGTGGTTGCCTTACGCAAGGCTGGCGCTTATGTAAGCTTCATCGATGAGCCGTGCGATCTGATCGTTGGTTATCAAGGCAAGACAATTTTGTTGGAAGTCAAAGACGGCAACAAACCGCCATCGGCTCGGAAGCTAACGCCCAATGAACAGAAGTTTCACGACGAATGGACAGGCGGAGAGCTTTATGTTGTCACATGTGTCGATGACGCACTTGACAGATTGCACGGCAAGAACTAAGATTCAATCACTGCGTTGAGGCGCGGTTAGTCAGTGTGTTCTTTTAATGGCCCTTCTCCGTGGGCCATTTTTTTGAACTACAATGATTGTGTCTTTTTCCCGAGAGACAGCGATGAGGAGCTTGCACCGGTCACAAGCCGGTGCCTCATTGCCAACCAATCTGGGCATTGCGCTCCCATCAATTTTGAGGGGATAGAATTCAAACGCAGTGTCCAGTTTCGTTGGTGAGCCAACGATCAACACGCATGGCAATTCAGGCAGGTATAGGCCGGTCAATCAGTGCAGGCAAGGTGGGCAATGTGGAGCGATCCAACCCACTTCCGGCTGTTCATCCCGGCATTCTGTGAGGGTCGCGTCCTCAACTGAGTTGCCAGCCGTGTTGAGCATCAAGACGCATCGGCATTGGCAGTATTTTGAGTTCGGTGATTTCGGGGAACAAAAGATATTGTTAGTGCCGAGTCGTGTTGGTGAATGCCGGGGCTGACCGGCGCGGTATGTCGGCGGGAGCCACAAGAAACATTCAGTCGAAAGACTCCAAGCCGGAGTTCAGCACCGGACACCAACAACCCATAGCAACCCATAGACAACCCGCCACGCCTCTCTTTGAAGCGCCCCCCGGCGGGTTTTTTATCGTCTAAAGTTAAGCAAAAAGTTTTTATCTTACCTTTACGGGGCTTGGAAACGTCAGTGCAATCAACAGGTTATAAAGATTGCTAAACGGACTTGACGAACCTTAAGAGACGTCATATCCTTGAGGTGTTAGGGGTGGCACCCTAATTACTTCCTACACAGATAACCCCAGTACGTTTAGATGGGGCATGTCTGCACAGTGATTACCTTGTAGGAGTAATTATTGTGCTGCCCATGCCAAGGGTCTTGCCCCATCTAAGTGTTCTGGGGTTTTTCTTTTGGTTCTAACAGGCGCAAGAGTCTATCGGGATGTGGAACCAACTGTTACCCGTGGGCAGGAAGTCAAATATTGGTCGTGCTCAAACCGACTGGTGCTAGATGTAGTACCTGCGGGTGTTCCTAAGACGTTCTGGCTTGTGCTTGAAGTCCCGGACAGAAGCCTGTTCAGCCGGGAAGGTGAAGAAGGTACTTGATGTGAGTAAGCTGCCTTGGATGGCGACGCTAATCCGTTCTTGAAGGTGACGGTGTTGCGGTGTAGGGGCATCAAGTAAAGCGTCCACCGAACTCTCCGCCAGTCAATAGGCGGGTAGCGACGCTGATAATGGGTGGCTTGTTTTATTTGCCACTAGGCAAGACATATTGAAATGTTCGCTTGCCTCCTTGCCGATTGCAGGGCAGAACACCTAGGTGGCGTTCAGCACTCATGCTGATGCCCCTAGGAAGATTTTTGCCTTGCCTCCGAAGCCACGCCCGACTGCAAGCTAACTACAAATGTCGGGCATGTCTCCGAAGAGTTACCAAAACCAACTCCTAACTGCGAGCCAAGGGAAGTTATGAGAATCAACCTCAACGTACCTTACGCTGAGAAAGACCAAGCCAAGCGGCTCGGAGCGATGTGGGACATTGCTAGGAAAGTCTGGTATGTGGAGGATTTGACAAACCTGCGGCCTTTTTTGAAATGGATGCCTGCTCACCTGACTAAGCCAGCTACGGTGGTACGTTACGGCGAAAAGCAAGCGACTATTCAAAAATCTGTATCTGTTTCTGCATCACCGGCAAAAAAGAAAAAAAAGAAATCCAAAAATCGCATTGTTAGCCCGGTAGTTAAACGAACAAATTTTTCCCTACGCGACACTGGCTGCGACTGCCCACCGTGGGACTGGTGTCAGCACAATCCAGACCCGGCAAAGATGAATACAGCTTTTGCTAACGGCCACAAACCTGATTACCGCCACGTTGCTAGACAGATTGAGGCTGACAACATGGCACATATCCGTTCTATCTTGGCTGAATGACATGACATGGCTAATCAGCAACGCACTGATGCAGGATTACGAGAGCTCGCGCTTTTCGCAGGCGCAGGCGGTGGAATCCTCGGCGGGCACTTGCTCGGATGGCGAACAGTCTGCGCAGTTGAGCTTGACCCCTACGCCGCAAGCGTACTGTGTGCCCGACAAAATGACGGCCTTCTCCCGCCTTTCCCGATTTGGGATGACATACGCACCTTTGACGGTCATCCGTGGCGAGGCATTGTTGATGTGGTATCTGGCGGGTTTCCCTGCCAAGCATTTAGCTCTGCATCAAGAGGCAGGATTGTTTCGGAAGATTTGTGGCCGGAAATGCGGAGAGTCGTGGCAGATGTCGCTCCCCTATGTGTCTTTGCCGAGAATGTTTCAGAAATCGCAATTGAAGCCGCGGCAGATGACCTTGAAACGATGGGTTACAAAGTCAGATGTTTGGTGCTTTCAGCGGCAGACATGGGTGCTGACCACATTCGGGACAGATATTGGTTACTTGCATACGCCGACTGTAACGGCCAATTTTTGCGCACCGTCAATGCAGAAACATCCAAGCTGCCGAGCTTGGAAAACAGTATTTGGAACCGTCAGCCCGAGTGCGTTCGAGTACCTGATGGGATGGCCGCTAGGATGGACAGACTTAAAGCCGTTGGAAATGGACAAGTACCTATCGTGGCAGCAACAGCATGGCAAATACTAAGCGCACCATTTTTTGCTGAATGATTCACTGTGCAATAAGCAACCATGACAACTGGCAATCTATCTGATATGATTGTCGTATTACTAACAGAGGGCAGGAAACAAACATGTACGAACCGGCATCGGATTTAACTGAACTCAAACAACTCTGCAAAGCAATACAGGGCGAGCTGGCCTACGGATCGGCTGATAAAGAAGCCGTGGCAAAACTGGCACAAGAGGTGGTCTATTTTGGCAATCGGCTTGTGGCGTGGGCAGGTGAGGCCGAATGAAAGAACTGACGTTTGAGGAATTCTGCGACTTGCCGTGGATGTACGTTACCGGCCTGACCACGGATGCTCAGGCGCACCGCATGTACCGGAACCTCGTGTACGGCCTGCAATGCGAAGTAGTCACCAAGCGCAAGGTGCGTGGCGATATTTACTCTGGCTGGAAAGATGGCGTGACGACGTATTACTTGGACGGCGACAAGCGGGAGTTTGCCAGCATCGATGAACTGTACGAAGCATGGATGGAAAAGGTATGCCACCCACATTTGGAGGTAGTGAAATGAAACCCTATTGCCACATGGGAAAGATGTGCCTCGGCTGCTCGCCTCAGTTGCTCCAAGGCATTTGCCCTGACTCAAAGGCCGGGATGATCGTCGCGGAGTTGGTGGGGGCGTTGATGAAAGCCGCGACTGCGCTGGAAAGGGTAGAGCATTTGATTGGCGGAGGCGACGATGAAGTGAGTATTGAAAGCGAAATACTCACAGCCCGCGACGCCATCGCAAAAGCTACGGGGGGCGAGGGGTGAGGCAACAATGCGAAGCAATCTGCGAGACCGTTGAAACGCTCGGGCCTGACCGCAAGATTCATCGCCCACGCTGGCAGTGCAGCAACAACGGGCGGTATCAGTATGACGGCAAGATGTACTGCGGAACGCATCACAACGCGATCTTGCGGGCTTGCAAGGCGGGCGATGCAAGTAAGGGAGTAGTGTTCAAAGATTACGTCGTGAAATAGTTGTGAAATCTGTTGTTATGTACTAGCATTTACACCAATGTACCTGTTATCATGTGGTCTAACGTAACAGAAATGGGCGGTCATGACGGAAGAAGATTTCAAAGATGCTTTTGAATTTGGGTACGGCATGGGATTGATGAGAGGAGTTGGTATTGGTGCTGCAGTAGCTAGCGTCATAGCGATGGTGATCGTATGGCTACTCGGCTAAAGCTGTTTGATGTGCCAAGAAATACGAACATCACATTACGCGAAGGCGACTGTGAATTGAAGCTTCTGTTCCATCATATTGATGGCATGTATAGCTACTGCACAAATGACAAAGGTACGGTCATACACTTGGCGGCATGGACTGAGGTGGAGATAGATGAATGATCCGATTGCTTGGAAGTTATTGATACATCTGGCAAAGAGATGCCGAGATGAAGCACGTTGGAGAAGACTGTGGGCAGATACGAAGTATGCTGACAATGCTTTTTCAAGCTGGCTTGAAAGCTGGAATACGTATCAAGCATCAAAACAAATTTATTTTGATATGCAAGGCAATGGAAACGTAGCGCGGTAGATACTTCTAAACCTTGCTAGGAGTTGTCGGTCGTCAGCAAGATGCAGGAGAAGATCAAAAGACACGGTATTTTATGATCTACAGATGGCGCATTTTATTGAAAGCTGGAATGCTTTACAGACCTCTAAACATTTATTAAACGAGGAATTAAATGAATCTAAGAGAAGCATCGAAACAGGCGCTTGAGGCGTTGGAGGTGTGGCGAGATTGTTTAACCGACCCGAGGGCCATGCCGGGGTGGCGGTTTGCAGTGGTGGGGGAGAAAGCCATGGAAAACCTCCGCGCCGCGCTTGCGGAGGATGTTCCCGAAACCAATTTCGGCAACATAACGCAAACTTTTGATTCAAAAGAGTCCGATCAAGGTGATGGAATAAATTTGAGAGAAGCAGCACAGCAGGCGCTTGAGTACCTTGAGCAGCACGCCATCATTAGCGGGGTGCCAATACGAGACGCCCTCCGCGCCGCGCTTGAACCTGTGACAACCTGTCACGAGTTGAGTAAGGAGGGGGACAACTTGTCCCTACCCTTCAACCATTTTCCTGATGCCGGGAAAATGGTGGCAACTATCCGGCCAGAGGTAACAGTTGAGCCGGTTGCAACTATCAACGAAATGGAAACAGTTGAGCCGGTGGCGTGGACAACGAAAGGTCAAATTTCTGCTATGGAAAACGGGTTCCAGCACTACATTCACGGTCGAGTACCCCGATTCGTATCGCCAACAGAAGATGATGTGCCCCTTTACACCGCCCCGCCCAAACGCGAGCCACTGACGGAGCAACAATATGAGGCACTCGTTGAAGATTTGTCTGAGTGGAGTCGATATGTTGAAGTGGATACTGCACATCAAACCTTGAAAGAACATATTCGTGAGGTATTAACTGCCCACGGCATGCCAGAGCCAGAGCCTGTGGCGTGGGCAAAGTTTAGTGAAAAGGGGAAACATCGTTGATTTACTTTCAGAGCCAGACCATGAATATGTGCCTCTCTACACATCCCCGCCCAAGCACAAGCCGCTGACGGATGAGGAGATCAGCAAGATTTTCATTTACTGCGGACGGGATAAATAAACATTTGCCCGCGCAATTGAGCGAGCGCATGGCATTGGGGGTGAGGAATGAAAGACGTTCTGTTCGATGAATTACAAAAGGCATGTGATGAAGCTTATAAGGCGATTGGCAATTCCGATGCGGCAAAAGAAAATGCAGCGGCAAGGCTAATTGAATTACGCAAGCAAAAAACGACTTGGATGTTCTCAGACGAAAACTCGCTGCGTTTCAAAATAGACGGAGTGTTAGATCAAATTGCGTTGGGATGGAGATTGAAATGACACGCGACGAAATAGCCAAAGAGTTTGACCTATTCTTTGAATTTGATACCGAAGATCGCAGCACTGTGACGAGCGTATCGGCAAAGCTGTTTGCGGAACGTATGGCTGCTTTAGCCGTGTCCACCGAACGCGAGCGCGTTGCGGCATGGGTCGAGGACATGTGCGTGGGGCTGGACGCCAAGACCATCGCCAACGGCATCAGGAACAATGTGAACGACGATATTCGGGCTTTCGAGGTGAGGAAATGACCAAGATTGACAGCTACGAACCGGACTATTCGCGTCAGTGCGAAGTGTGCGGAGCAGGTCATGTAGTTACGTGCGTAAAAGATGGCAAGGTTGTATTTAAAAGCACCCTGTGCGGTGTCTGCACATGGGGAGAGTCAGAAATGATTGACCCGGAGGAATGGAATAAATGACTAAAGACGAAATCATCCGCATGGCGCGGGAGGCTGGAGACGATTGGGACAACACACTGCCCGAAGATAAAGCATTTCTTGAGCGCTTCGCCACCCTCGTCGCCGCCGCCAAACAGGAACAGATCGCCCGCCAGTGGGACGCCTTGCACGAGCAATACATGGCCGACCCGCTGCGAAGGCAGATGATGTTGAGCTATGAGATGGTGGCGAGAATGATTCGGGGGCGAACATGAACAACGTCGTGCGGTTTACAGGGATTACGAAGCTGGATATCCATGCCGATCATGTTCTCGAATCCGCTATCGGCAAGCTTGAAGGCGTGGTAGTGCTCGGATACGACAAAGACGGGCAAGAATACTTCGCATCGTCCTATGCTGACGGAGGAGATATGTTATGGCTTTTAGAACGCGCAAAAAAAGCATTGTTAGAGGTGGCCGATGAGTGATCATCCGAGCAAGGAGTAATGAATGAACTACATACCAATTCACACCACCATCTCGCCAAGCTATAACTATTTGAGCGCAGAAAACGCATACTTGAAACAAAACATCGAGTATAAAGATGCTGTGCTGGCAGAGCAGCAAGTAACGATAAAGAAGTTTCAGGATGACGTTAGCCAGTTATCTCAGGCAAATATGCAGTTGAAATCAGAGCATGACAAAGCGGTGTCGGATGCTGCAAGGTGGCGCGTGATGAAAAAGATTATCTTGTCACAAGGCGGAGAACGGCACTTGTATGAAGTTCAGAAAACTGTTGATCGGGAGATAGAAAATGACAGAGCAAGAGAAACAAGTATGGAATGAGGCAATAAATGCTGTGCTTGAACTTATGCGTATTCATCCGATACACAGAATCGGGGAAGCAGCGTTCATGCGCAGGCTTATTGCATTAAAAGAAAAGGCGGAAAAGAAATGAAAGTTACATTTAATCCGGTAGTGACGGTTGTTGAGGTGCCGCCAAGAAATTCAACAAACAGCAAAAGTGCGGCGATTGATAGAAGCTCGCAGCACTCAGATACAGTGCCAAACCACATCCATGCACAGCGTTTGCAGGCGAGAATGACAGCGGCAGAAATCCCAAAGCCAAGTACTCTTGAACACGCGAGAACGGTTGCGTATAAAGCGGCACTGGTAAGCGGTGCATTGTCACTGGCGACGATTGCCTGCGCATTTTTTATTAAAAATGGATGGGCGATACCAGTTGGATTCGCTGTCGCGTGCGTGTTGTTATTTTGTGCCGCCGGGAAGAAAACAAAAGAAGTAGAAAGAATGTGTGAAGAGATGAAAAACAACCAACAAGAATGCCCTATATAACATGACTAAAAAAGAACTGCTAATTGGATGTGGATCAAACCACAAAAAGAAGTTGTATGAAGCGGGCAAAGAGTCATGGTCAAACCTTACAACGCTTGACATAAACCCAGACCATAAGCCGGATATTGTGTGGGACTTATGTGCGCTGCCGTTGCCGTTTAATGATAACCAGTTTGATGAAATACATGCCTATGAAGTATTGGAGCACACAGGCGCACAAGGAGACTACAAGTTTTTCTTCAATCAATTCAGTGAGTTTCATAGAATACTAATGCCGAACGGAACATTCCATGCTACTGTTCCCGCCCCGTCCTCGCCGTGGGCATTCGGTGATCCAAGCCATACCAGATTGTTTTGCAAAGAGTGGTTGATATTCCTGAACCAAGATACGTATGAAAAACAGGTTGGCGTTACAAGTATGTCTGACTTTAGGGGAATCTACAAAGCTAACTTTGAGATTCTGATGGCGGAGGAAAGAAATGATACGTTGTATTTCATTATTCAGGCAATCAAATAGGGGGTGATAACGTACGTGCAAGTCAGTAGTCCAGTGGCAGTTTCAGTAAAAACGAAAACATAACTGAGGCGAGTATGGATCACATAATAGAAGCACTGACAGAAGAAATTGCAGCACTGAAAAACAAGCTGGCGCTCATTAGCATGGATGCCAGCAACGCAGACAAACAGGAAGCAGAGAAGTTATTTCAAGAGCAGCGCGATGAAATTAACGTGCTGATGATTGAATTGCGGGCAATTCGCAAAAGCCGTGATGAGTTTCAGGCCGAGAATAGAGGGCTAAAGCGGCAAATAGAATACCTGCGCAAGCAAATTAAAGGGTAAGACATGCAACTGCGACCATATCAGGAAGAGATACTGGTCGCGTTGCGTGAACAATTCAAGCAAGGCAAGCGCTCTGTTGTTTTATACGCTCCTACAGGCGCCGGAAAAACCGAGGTATCAATAGCCTTGTTAAACGCAGCGCGTCAAAAGAATAACCGTTCCGCCATGTTGCTTGACCGTATAGTTTTGGTTAATCAAACATCGGAGCGGCTTGATAAATATAAGATAGACCACGGCATACTTCAATCCGGCCATTGGCGGTATAGACCATACGAATATATACAGGTTTGCAGTGCTCAAACATTAGAGCGCCGTGGTGTAGTGGAAGGTGTTACGCTCCTGATTGTGGATGAATGCCATGACGTACGGCATCAAACAGTCGAGTTTATCAAAGCGAATCCACAGATAAAGGTTGTTGGTCTATCTGCTACTCCATTCACCAAGGGGATGGGTCGCGTATATGAAGGCATCGTCTCGACCATCACCACCAAGCAGCTAGTTGATTCTGGCGTACTGGTGCCGCTGCGCGTGTATATCTCAAAAGAGATAGACATGACCGGGGCAAAGAAAGTTGGTGGCGAATGGACTTCTGCCGAGGCATCCGAACGCGGCTTGAAGATCGTTGGTGATGTTGTGGCTGAGTGGATCGCAAAGACACACCAAGTATTCGGCAAGCCGGAAAAGACCATCGTGTTCTCGGCGGGCGTGTCGCATGGTGTGGAGCTGGCGCGTAAGTTTCAGGAGCAGGGATACCGTTTTGTTTGTGTGTCTTATCGAGACGATGAAGAGTTCAAAAAAGAAGTAATTGAAGATTTCAAGCGGCCAGATAGTGACATCGTTGGGCTAATAGCTACGGACATCCTCACAAAGGGGTTTGACCATCCGGGCGTGAAGATAGGAATCTCGGCGCGGCCATTTAGCAAAAGTCTAAAGAGCCATATTCAACAGCTTGGGCGCGTGATGCGTGGCGCACCCGGCAAAGACTTTGGCTTGTGGCTTTGCTTCTCCGGGAACTATCTCAGGTTCCGCGAAGATTGGGAGGATGTTTATGCAAACGGCGTCCATTCTCTAAACGACGACAAAGAAAAGACGAAGAAGGAAAAGACTCCAGAGGAAAAAGAAGAGAGCAAGTGCCCGTCTTGTCAGGCTTTGTGGGAGAAAGGTTGGCGGTCTTGTGGTTACTGTGGATACATGCGTATTCGCCCGAGTACGGTATCCAGTGTGCCGGGGGAGTTGAAGGAACTCGCGCCCGTTTCCAAAGCTGACAAACAAAAATGGTGGGCAATGTGCCGCTACAAAGTGGCAATCGATGGATGGTCGGCGGGCAGGGCTGCGCATACGTTCCGCGAGAAGTTCGGTGATTGGCCGAATGGATTAGACGATAACCAATTCATCGGGCCGGACGCAGAGTTTGAGGAATTCACCAAGGATCAGCTTAAAAAGTATCTGCGGAAGGTGCATGCCATAAAGGGTAAGCGCAAATGACATTCATTGAATTTGTCATGGCCCACGGCATCATCATAGACAGGCCACCCCGGCTCGGCGTGTGGGAGCGCTACCCGACGGAGCTACACCCGCGCAAGCGGAACGGCTCAGTCAAATGGATGGGCGACTACGGCTTCGTTCAAGACCATGCCATGCACACCGAGGTCATTCTATGGCGCGAGGATAAGCCGACCAAGATTGATCCAAAGATAGTTCATGCGGCCATCAAACAGGCCGACGAAGACCGCCGAAGATTACAGGAACAGGCGGCCATGAAGGCCAGCATGGTGATAAACCAATGCGTGATTGGCAAGCATGAGTACCTTGCACGTAAGGGATTCCCGGACGAAAAGGGATTGATCTGGTTTCGGCAGAAGAAAGAATATCTGGTGATCCCGATGCGGGACTTGCAGAACAATTTAGTCGGCATGCAAACCATCACGGAGGAGGGGGAGAAACGATTTTTGTACGGGCAAAAAACAAACGGTGCCAATTTTGTGATGGGGCGCGACGGCGTGAACATTTTGTGCGAAGGATACGCGACCGGGCTATCGATCCGCGAGGCGTTTCGGCAGCTCAAGCTACCGGCACGGATTTTTGTGTGCTTCAGCGCCCACAACCTGGGCACGATAGCGGGCAGGCTCGAACCCGGCCTCGTGGTGGCAGACAATGACAAGAGCGGAACAGGGGAGAAAACGGCGAAGGCAACGGGGTGGCGCTACTGGATAAGCGAGACGGCGGGCGAAGACTTTAACGACACCCACCGCCGCGCGGGGCTATTCAAGGCCGCAAAAAGTTTGTGGGCGCTACTGTATCCAACAGGGGGTGGACATGTGCGAAACGCTGGCAACCTCTCCGACACTATCCGCGCCCGCCAGCTTGCGCAGAATGGCACGCCCTGCGCGTGACACTTCGCTGTTGTCGGTGCCGTCATGCACGGCGTGAATTGTTATCGTGTCGCCTTCTTGAATCATTGAGATAGTGAAAATGATTTTGTCCATGCTTTCCCCTTGGTGAATCCATAGCATACAGGCAAAAAAAAAGCCCCTCAAACGAGGGGCCGGTGATTAGATTCGCATCTGCCTAACTTCTTGATGCGCTACCGCAATTAAGTAATGGTACACCTGCGCTGCTACGTCTCCCGCGATTACCTCGGCGGCCTGTGTCGGGTCTTC